GCTGAGCAGCCACTTGGAAGTCCAGCCCCATGCCGATATGGGCTATGGTATCCACAAAGTCGTCATGGCGTGCGGACGGAAACTTCAGTAGCTCGTTCTCAGCCTCAGGCCACCAAGTAGCGAACTTGGGGAAGAATACCTTGCCCATAGCCATACGGCCGCGGATGGACTGTGCTCGGCTCTGCTTGTCCTTGACCGGAGTAACCTCGTCTATGGCGCAGTAGATCTTTTCCTCGTGCATGCGCTTACGCAGGAAAGGACCGATTGCCTTTGAGATATGACCCTTTTCGGCCATCCAGATAAGCGGCTTACGCCGCTTCATCATCTCCAGCATGCCGTCGCATACAGTGTCGGTCTGAGCCCGGCGCCAGAATAGATCGGGCAGGACCCATATATTGTCCTCCTCGTCCACCCCGACGCACATCAGCACCGTTTTGTCCGCGTCCTGGGCAACCGATACAGCGTGGTCAGAAGCAGCATAAATCCTAATATTCTTCGGTATTTTATTGGGGCTATCATAGGTTTTAAGCCAATCTCGCTTAAAGTAGTCGCCGTCGTCTGGCGTCGGCTGGCCTTGGTATAGGGCTGAAAAGCCTCGGGCGTTTAGGCGCTTAATCTTCTCAAGGACGTCGATAGGGAACTGCTCAGGCCACAGTGCCTCCCCTATCTTGCGCTTCATCGGGTCGCCGTCTACGGCTATGGCCGGCAGGGCAAGAATGTTCCAATTCTCGGCTTCTTCCTTGTTATAACAGGGGTTCCGAGGGTCAATCAGACGGCCGATCAGGTCGTCCTCATGCCATCGGGTCATGATGATAACGACACGGCCGCCCGGCATCAGTCGGGTCATGGCGGCCTCAGTAAACCAGCTCCACATCTTGTCGCGCACAGATTTACTGTCCGCTTCCTCTCGGTCCTTGATAGGGTCGTCGATGATCAGCAGGTCGGCACCTCGGCCTGTCAGGCCGCCGCCACGACCGACAAACTTCATCAGGCCACCTTCTTCGGTTTGGATCTTGTCTGCCGATGCGCTGCCGGCACGCAGCTTGCACAACGGAAAGACCTGCTGGAAGGCCTGGCTGCGCATGGTTTCTCGCACAGAACGGCCGAAATCTTGGGCAAAGTCGTCGTTATAGGTGGAAAAGATCAGCTGGCGATAGGGATCACGCCCCATAAACCACGCCGGAAAGCGGCGGCTTGCCAGCTCGGACTTGCCGTGGCGAGGAGGCATCGTGATAATCAGGCGAGGCATACGGCCTGCCTCGACCTCCTCAAGCGCGGCCGCGATCACTTCGTGATGCTTTGCCGGCCGATACCGAGACATTGAACTATCGTCAGGGCTGGAAGGGTCTGGCATCGTAAACTGCGTAAAGTCTATGACGCTTCCCCTTGCCTTCCTGAGCCGCAGGAGGCGCTCAGCAGCAACGATCTGCTGCTGTATGTCCTCCTGTTCTTCGGCCATTAAGCCGGCTGGGCGATGCCGCGGGCCGAAAGCTCGGCGTCAATCTCGGCGCGCGTGGGCTTCAGGATAACTTCGGCTGCCGATCGAGACACGCCAGGCTTTGTGAACTCCTTGATGCCAAGGCATTTTTTGCCGGGAATGTCCAAGAAGGCTGCAAAACCGATAGGGATCTTCAGCTCAACGAGGGCAGGGGTGGGGGTGGGAGTGTAGTTACTCATCGGGAATTAGATTGGGGCGTATTCGGAATAATAGCCACCGGAACCGTTGGCGTAGAAGTTGTAGCCGTTTCCGTCGTTCGCAAGGTAGGTTCCGTAGCTATACCAGCTGTCTCCGCCAGACCAGTAGGTGCTGCAATCGCTGTTGTAATACTCAGTTGCAGAGTAGCTTCCTGCGACTACGTTCTGGCTTATCTCGCTGATGTAGGTGTAGAGATCCCCATTGGAGTAATTGCCGGTACTGCCACTGCAACCACTCGAACCGGTGTATTCACTGTAAGTGCCGCCAGTTCCGTTAGAGTAGTAGTTGTAGTCGTTGCAATTAGTTAGGTAAGTTCCATAGGGAACGTAATTCGTCGTTCCGACAAAGTAAGTTCCTGTGCAGGTTCCGTCCGAGTAGAACGAGCCGTCGTAGCTGCCGAGCTGGTAGTCAGATCCGCAGATATTTTCAGTGTAGGTACCACTTCCAGAATAAAGGAACGTATCGGCAGGAGGAGCCGACTGGCGCGTATCAGAAACGTAGTAATAGTTGGTTCCGTCAAAGTGAACGCTAAGCGATCCGGAGCATTGACCAGGAACGCTGTTGATAGTTTCACCCTGAAGCGCGGTGATGAAATCGGACGAGTTAAGGTAGTTAAATCCTCCGTTTCCGTCAGCAACTTTGCCCATGTGGGCAGTATAGCCATACTGGAAAGTACCAGTCGAACCAGCTCCATTGTCCCAAGCAAAAGTCAGCGGAATGGTTCCGCTTTGCTCAATGACAAAACCGGGCGGCAAGTAGCAAGGAGCAGCACCATTTTGAGAGGTTGTGTTGTAACCGCCAGATCCGTTCGACACTTGCGCAACGCGATTGAAGTAGCCAGACCAAGGAGTGCCAGCAGCGTCGGTTATCGTTGTGTATTCACAGTAGGAATTAACAAGTATTCCGGCGTCCTCGAACTCAAGGTCGCCATGGGCGATAACGCCAAAGTCGGTGTGGGTAAACTCGACGAACGAACGAGGGCCCTTCGTCTGGCGTTTGTTGTCGGCGTTTTTGACGTTCTTAAAGATCCACTTCCCGAGGAACTCAGGCCGCTGGACCATCCAAGATCGAGTGCCGAGAGCCAGCACAGGAACGGTGTAAAGAAACCGATCGCCAGCGTTGTCCGCGCCAGCAGGAATAGAAAGTTTGCCGGCGTCATACTCCATCGCAAACGTGGTGGAAACGACCTTATCAAGCTTCGTAACCAGCGTCGAATTGATCGTGCCAAGCTCGCCAGAAAGGCCGCTTATGTTGGAAATGGTATGCGTGTGCGCAGACGCAGCCTTGCCATCAAGCGCATCTTGAAGTCCTGTAACCGCACTGATCGGGTGCGTATGAGAAGCAGGGGCTTTGCCAGCAAGGCCGGCAGCCACGTTGGAAATGGTTTCGTAAGTGGCGGCAGCTTCGGTCTTGGTAAGGCCGTCAGGATTGATCGGTCCCATTGGGCCGACTGGGCCCTGAATACCCTGGACCCCCGGAATACCTTGAGGACCCATTGGGCCCACTGGGCCCTGTGCCCCGATTGCGCCCTCGATGTTAATGGTCCAAGAGGAATGAGTGCCGTTGCCAGTCTTGTGCTGAACGTCAGCAACCATGACGCCAGTAGTGGCGTTGTAGCTGACAACGACGGCGTGCATGTGGTTGCTTGCGTCGTAGACAATCGTGACGTCCTGCTGGCTGGTCCACGCAAGGCCTGCCTGAGTGTTGATCGTCTTAACTCCGGTTTCGATCGTCAGCGTATCGGTGCTGGTGCACGCATACTTGTCGCCCTGCGGTCCTTGAATACCTTGGACGCCCTGAATACCTTGGATGCCCTGCAAGCCCTGAGGGCCCTGAAGGCCCGGCTCTCCTTGGATACCCTGAACACCCTGATCGCCTTTATCGCCCTTAGGGCCGGGTATTAGATGTTCAAAAGGAACGGCAGAGTCTCGCAGCTTTCCATCGTCGCGCTGGATCTCACCAAGGCGGACAATCGTGCTGTTTAGGGTCGTCAGGATATCGTTGAACTCAATGTCGAGCTTGTTGCCCGGCTGCGGAACGGTGGGCTGCTGCGCAGAGTGATCGGTGAAACTGTAATTCCTTTCGTAAGGAGAAGGAGGCTGCGACATGAATAACTTGGTAACAACTTTTAATGAGCGTTCAAGCTTTTAACATTTTTGAAAATTGCGAAATTTTAGCGCGCGGGGGGAGATCGAAAAATAAACGGCGACCGAGGGGTGTGGGCGGGGTCGGCCTGCGGCCTGCGTCGAGGCGGCGGCGTCGCGGCGTCGCGGCCCTCCCTCGGCGGCGTCGGCCCTGGCCCCGAGGCGTCGAGCCCTCGGGGACGGCGCAGCGGACCGAGGCGGCGGGCGGGCTGCCGCCCAGCGGCGGGCCTCGGGCTGCTCAGGCCTCGGGCTCGGTCCGCCGGCGTCGAGCACCTGCCGCGGACCACCTGCCGCCGGCCCTCGCTCGGGTCCGTCTCCGCGGATCTACTCAACTCGACCGCCTGACCCCTCCCGCTGCCCGCCTGAGCCCCCGAGGGAAGGCAGCCAGGCGCAAGGCATGGACCCGACGCCCCGAGGCCCCTGAGGGCAAGCCAAGGCCCGAGAAGCTACGGCGGGCAGCGACCCCCGAGGGCGGGCCCACTGAGGCCCCTGAGGAAAGGCAGAGTTTGCGCTTGCAACCCACGCAAGACCCCTCACGCTCGGCCCCCTTCCCACCCATGAAACACCACATCCCCCGCACCGACTTCGCGACCATCTCGAAGGCCGGAAACTACACCCTGAGCCCCGAGGCCGCAAAGGCGCGGCAGGCCTTCATTCACGCCACGCCGACGCAAAAGGCATGGGCTGAGGAGGCCCTTGGCGAAGCGTTGAAGAAGGACCTCGCCGACGCCCTCGCGGTCCGCCGCAAGCATGGCCGCACGCTCGAAGCCCTGCCCCCGATTGGCAAGGCCTTCGGCTCGGCCTCGGCTAACTACGAGGCCGCCTGCCGCGTGCACTCCCACGCCCTAAGCGTGCTCATGTCATGGGTCAATGCCGACGCCCCCGAGCAGTGGGTCGCGTGGACCGACTTCGACGGCGCGCCCATGGCCTCGCGCGTCCGGCCTGCCTTGGAGGAGGGCCACCCCTACCTGCGGCTGCCCGACTTCGGCCGCGACTATTGGGCCGACCGCTGCGGCATCTAATCCACCCGCACGCCCACCGCATAAACAGATCCGCGCAACATGAGCACCCCGACCCCCACCCCCGAGCAGGCCGCAGCCCTCGCCATGCTCAACGAGCACCTAACCGCCGCCCCCTCGGGGCGTGCGGCCTTGTGCCTGGCCGACCTCATCGACCTCGACGCCGCCCGCATGCTGTCGGGCAAGGCCTTTACGGATTGGGAACCCTCTTGTTCGGTTTTCATTTCCGTCGATACCCTGACCCGCCGCTATGCCGACATGACCACGGCCGAGCGCATCGACGAGTGCAACGGAGAGCACATCATGGGCTGGTTTGAGGAACAGGGAGACGACGAGGCCGACGAGGACGGCGACTTTATGAGCACCCCCGGCCACTATTGGCCGAACCACCCCACCGAAGGCGCCTTTTATGCGACGATTGGAGCCGTCGAGGCCCCGAGCGTCGAGGACTACCGCGACGCCCTCGAACACTGCGCCCGCGGCGGCGTCCTTTCGATTGGCTAACCCCTTCCCACCCACCCACAACATGACCCAAAACCGACCCCCCCGCGGCCGCAAGCCGCACCTCCTAAAAGCCCTCATCGACCTCACCGAGCAGGTCAAGGACCTCGGCTGCCAAGCTTCGGCCCTTGGCTACCGCTTGCAGGCCCTCCGGTCCGCGCTCGACGCCGCCCGCAACCCCCACACCCCGCGCACGAACGCGGCCAAGGCACGAAAGGCGGCCCGCCATGGCTAAGCCGAAGGACACGGCCGAAGCGGCCGCCTTCCTGCTCGATGCAGTCCGCAAGGGCTGCCTCGGGGATGGGGACGCCGCTGCGGTCCGCATGCTGCTTGCCGAGCGTCGGGCCCTGCTCAAAGACCGCTTGCGCTTGGCCGAGGACTTCGACCGCCTGGCCTTGGCTGCCGACGATTGCCTAAGTCTGCTTGAATGTTGCGAACTCGAAGGGACCGAAGGCGAGGACGGCCGCATTGAGGCCTTGCGCCAAGCCCTCAACGCCTAAGGACGAAACGCCGTGAGGCGTCGCAGGGTAAGGCCCTGCCTGACGAGTCCAACCCCACCCCTCCCCTTTCCCCCGCCCATGAGCACCCAACCCACCCCCAGGACCAGCGACGCCCGCCCGGTCCGCACCCTCACCCAAGGACAGGCCTTCATGCTTGCCCGAGCCGCCCACGCCGTCGAACGGATCGCGGGCAACCTCGAAGCCCTCGGCAATCCCGCAAGCCCTCGTTGCTGGGAACTTGCTTGCGAGTTGCTGGCCGAGCAGGCCGCCGAACTTGCCCACCTTGGGGACGCAATCAGGCACGCCAGCGGCGAGGCCGAAGCGGTCCAAGCTAACCTTGACGAATTGAAGGCCCGCCTTTAATTTGCGCTTGCAACCCATCCCGACCCGAGCACATTCCCCCTTCCCTGCCATGAGCAACCCGACCACCAAGGCGGCCCGAGAGGCCGCAATAGCAAAGGCGAAAACCGCCTTTGTTCTCCACGAACAAAACCAAGCCCGCGCCATGATCCGCACCCGCTACCTGCAAGGGACCGGGCTGAAAGGTCCGCGCGTCAAGGCCTACGCCCGCAGCGGACGCAAGGGGGAACCCTCCCTTATTGTCGGCTGGGACCATGAGCTTGACAGCGGCCCCAATCACGCCCGAGCAGCGGCCGCCCTGGCCCTCTTGCTCGGCTGGATAACCGAGGGAGGCACTAAGGCCCTAATAGGCGGAAACGGCGACGACGGAACCGCCGCTTTCGTTATCATCAACGACGGCGGCGCGGGCGTCCGCTACAATACCCGCAAGGGCTTCGCCGCATGACCCACGCCGAGCACGAGGCCGCCCACAAGGCGGCCGAGGCCAAGGTCGGCAAGACCTACGAGGCCCACGACTACCCCCTGCCCTGCCGCTTCTTTAAGCACAGGGAGCACGAGGAGGCGCGTGCCTTTATGTGGGCCCTCGCCGCAATCGTTGCCCCCCGCTGCCGGGTCTATCTCATGCCGCATGAGTTCGGCTATTACACCGAGATAGTTAAGCGCGACGAACAGCCAACCCCCGCCCAGGCATGAGCCACACAAACGACCGCGGCCTTGATTGGCGGATCGTGCTCGACCACGGCACGCCGAACCCCCGCACATGGGGAACCGATTGGAGCCGCTACCTCGAAGTATTCGAGACGGACGAGCAAGGCCGCTTTGCCCGAGTGCTCGGGTCCGTCCATGCGCAGCATGACGAGACAAACGAGGAAGCGATCCGCGCGACATGGGCGGAGCTAATGGACCCGGTGGGTCCCGCTTGGAACATGGAAACGAACGAATACGGCGAGACTGTCGAGGCGGTCCGCTGGCTTGCCGAGACGCTCGGCATCAACCTCGAACCCTCAACCCCTCAGGCCTAACGGCCTGCCCTTTCCCCCCAACATGAGCACAAACCCGACCGGAAAATACAAACCCAAGCCCCACGCCTTCACGGCCGAGGACATGATCGTTGCCAAGGACGCGAGCAAGCTGCTTGCCCTTGCGCTCGACGAGCTTGAAGGCATGCAGTTCGCCCACATCAAGGCGAACGAGTTTGCCGAACGAGCCAAGACCGAGCCCGACCTGAACCCGGACCTGTTCCGCACGCTTGCCAACGAGAACCGCCTTGCGTCCATCGAGCACGCCCGGCAGGCCTTCGCCTTGCTGCGCACCATCAGCCCCCGAGCCAAGAAGTAAGACCATGGCCGACACATCCGCAGATCTCCGCAGGCGTGCCGACATGGCCCGCTTTAACCGCGAAGCTAACGACCGGGCCCCGACCGCTTGGTTCGCCGCCCTTCCTGCCAAGGAGCAGGACGCGCTAAACCTCATGCTCGAACGCAACGCCAAGGACCTCGACCGCAAGGCCAGGGCAGCGGCCAAGCGAGAAGCCCGCGCGATCATCGAACAGGCCAAGCGCAAGGCCTAACCCTTTCCCACCCACAACATGAGCGAACACAAGACCACCCTCGGGGACATTTACACCCGACTCAACGACCTCGCCGTTTCACTCGGCGGAGGCATCACGGCCGACGAGATCGAAAGCATCGCCCGAGCGATCGCAGCGGTCGAGGCCAAGCTTCCGAGCAACCGGGCTTTGACGCCCGCTGCGCTCGAAGGCCTAAGCTACATCATCACGACGGCCACGGAGGGAGGCGAATACACGCGCGACGACTTCCGTATTTGGCGAGACTACAAGCATGGAGACGACAAGGACGGCCGCTTTCACGCCGAGGTGGTTGTCGTGCCTAACGACGACATGCCTGGACCTTGCACGCCGATCCGCATGACGGCCGCCGAACTTGGCCGCCGCTTGCTGCTTGCCGTCGAGCGCAGCGAGGTGGACGAGACAGGCCGCTACAAGGTGCAGCCGCATCACCGCCTGATGATTGCCCGCCTGACCGAAGGAGACGAAGATGTAGCAGGCGAGTGCGATGTAGTCGATGCCGGGGCCCTCATGCAGATCGCTGTTTATGGGGAGGTGATTTATGGATAACCCCACCGACCTCGCCGTTGTCGCTGCCCTCGATACGCTGCTTGCCGCCAAACCTGAGACTATCAGGCAGGCGGTCGGCGGCATGGACGGCATTGACGCCCGAGTGGCTTATGTCCGCGGACTCTCGACCTTCTTGCGCATGCTCGGGTGCGAGGTTGAGAGTGATGCCGATTGCCTCGCCAACGGACACCACTATTCCGCCCGCAAGCTTCCCGCCGACAGCCCTGTTGCGGACCTGCACCGGGCCAACATGTATTGGCATGAGGTTCAGGCCCGAGCCATGGGCCACTTCATCGACCTGAACAAGAAGGCCCTCGACTATCAGGATCGTCTCGCCGAGCACACTGCTGCCTGGCCTAATGACGGCATGACCGAGGCCGACCTAACAAACCAGCGTGCGCAGCTCTACATGGGTTGCCACGACACCAAGCCCCCGCTTGGCTAATCTCCCCCAACCACAACATGAGCACACCGAAGAAACACATGATTAACCTGAGCCCCTTGGCTGACCCCAAGAGTCTGACGAACGAGCTGCGTAAGCTGAGCGATACGATCAGGGCAGGACACCCCATCACTCCCGACAAGCAGAATGATTTTGCGATCACGCTGCTCCAAGTTGCCGATGCCGTCCGCCTGAGCGCGATGATCACGACGCACTACTCGGTCCGTGATTGGATCGCCGACGAGGACGAGCGCGACAGCATCACCGGAGACGAGATCAATGAGGTATTCCGCAGGTTCGACCGCAGCGACATGGAGAGCTATGAGCTTCATGACATGCTGCGCTCGTGCCTGGACGAAGTTATCGCCGAGCGAAAGCCCGCCAAAAAGAAGAAGAAGGGAGGCCGTCGTGCCTAATTGGGTATTTAACTACCTCGAAGTCTCGGCCCGCAGCCGCAAGCCGATCACGAAGGCGGACAAGGCCATGACGCCCGACGAGTTCGGCCGCGTCTCGGACCTGCCCGCCCTGATCGCGTCGGTCCGGACGCAGGAAGGCGACGAGGTGCTTCCGTTCGACTTTGAGACGATCATCCCGACGCCGCCGGAGCTCTACGATGTCGAGAAGGTTTATTATGGCGACCCTATCGAGAAGCAGAAGCAGGCGGAGCTCGAAGCCCGAATGACCGAGCTCTACGGCAGTGCGACCGCTTACGACTTCCACTGCGACAAGTGGGGCACGAAGTGGAACGCATGCGACGGCGAGCTGGACAACCTCATCCGCAGGTTCGACAAGACCGCACTGATCTGGCATGACAGCATCTCGGTCAGCCCGAAGGAGCACAGTTGCGTGTTCCGCTTCCAAACCGCTTGGAGCCCTCCGGTTCCGGTGATCCTTGCGCTTAGCTTGAAGTGGCCTAAGATGAAGTTCGAGCTCGACTGCGAGGAGGAGGCCAACATGTTCAACCCCTTCACTGCGACATTCAAGGACGGCCGAGAGAAGTCCTATGTCGAGCGTGAGCCCGAGCAGGAGGACGACAGCGATGAGTAAGCTCATCTATGTCCGGTCCGCGGCCGTCAAGGCCCTGATCGCCAAGACCTACGGCAAGCGGACGGGCAAGGACTTCCTTGAAGCCCTGGACCGCTTTGTTGAGGCCAAGGTTAAGGCCGCTGCCGCCGAGCACAACGGCGGCAAGCGGACAGTGGACGGCAGCGTAGGAGCTTACCACTTCGGAAACCGATGAAGCTGCCAACCGAGAACTACCTGATCCGTCTCATGGCCTTCACCGATGAGACGCCCGAGTGCTACGGCCGCCTTGCGGACGATGTAGCTGCGGCCTTGTGGATGGAGCACGAGCACCTGATCGGCGAGAACGCACGCCACCCGAGGGGTGAGTTCCGCTGGGATCTTCGGGAGAGGTGGGAGTCCATGTTTCCCGCCCGGAGGGCCAAGCTCAGGCGCAAGAGTGTCCCATGGCTCAGGGAGTTGTATGTCATGGCCCTCCACAGGTCCACGAAGTAAGCAATCGGGGCTCCTCACGGAGCCCCTTCTTTTGGCCTACAAGGCCGTTTTAGATGTTAGGGGTATCAGGACCCCCATTGAGCCACTCCGGGCCGTCCAGCAGGTCGGCAGGGCTGTCTATGTCGGGCTCCATGAGGACCATGACCCCGCCCTTGGGTCCCCAGGACTTCGAGAGCTCGATCGAGGAGACGGAGCTATCGTTTTCGAGCACCCCCGCGTCCTGCATGGCGTCGAGGATCAGCTTAGCCAGGTTGTCGAGGTCGGGAACCTGAGTATGGGGCTTGCCGTGGCGGGCGGTCTTGTCGGTCGGGAACACGAAGGCCATGCTGAACTTGGTTGCGCCCTTGACCGGGATCTCGGCCATGCCGTGAAGGCGGCCAGCGGCGGTCATGACGGCGGCCCGCCAGAGCTTAGCGTTGTGGTCCGCGGTGGAGACGACCCGGCCGTTGATGAAGCGGGGGCGGGGTTGTGGCCGAGGGTGGCCGTGGACTGTCATGAGTATTTGCTGCGCCATGTGATTTGTTTGGGGGTGCTGTTCGATTTTTTCAAGCGCCTTATGGGGTGGATAGGCCTAACCCAACGGCCGTCAGGCCTGGGTTGGGATAGGTGAGTTCCCGGTAGGGGACTTACTATCCTCCCTGTAAGGGATCCTCACGGCCCGCCTGATTTTAAAGGGTAAAAGTGGTAGAAAAAACGAGGAAGGTATCCCCGCGTAGTAATCACTGCGGTCCTGAAAACGGCGGAACCGCTTGCTTGACAAGGCGATGGTCATGCTACTCACTGCCTTCATGCCTACTACAAACGACGCTTCCCCACTGCCTCCCGAGGGGGGTAGCTTCCCCAAAGGAAGCGACGAACCTTCCCCGCCTTCTTTCCTTGCAAGGAGTGCCATGCCCAAGGTAGGTTTCGGTGATCTCATGAAGTGGGTAGTCGAACGGAGAGAGGCGAAGCGGGAACAGTGGCAGCGGTTCAAGCACAAGCGCAAGAGCCGCGGCAAGCCGAAGCCGGTAACGAGAGAGAAGAAAGCGGAATACCAACGAAGGTATCGGGCGAAGATAAAGCGGGAGGCCGAGGCCTTGAAGTCTTGGGACCCGAACCCGGCGATCCAGCGGGAGAGAGCAGCAGCCGAGGCGAGACGCCGCCGATACAAGGAGAAGCTCGACCGCAAGCGGGGCATAGTTTGACAGGGTGTGTAGTTCAAAGGTTAGAACGTCCGACTCATAATCGGTTTATGATGGTTCGAGTCCATCCGCACCCACCAAACAAGACGGCCGAGTTTCCTCGGCCGCTTTCTTGTGGGGATCTGGGGTTTATCTATTTGTTGAGCCCATCCCCATCTGAAAGCTCGATCACATTGGCCTTAACCTGGCTCACTGTCGATTTAAGATTATCGAAAGTTTCGCGGCCGCGCCTGATGAAGTCCTCCAGCTCGGAGACGGACAGCTCGGACAGGTCCTTCTTCCCTGACTTCTTGAGCCCGAGCTGAAGGGAGGCGGCCACGGCACTGAGGCCATGCCCGGAGGCCTCCAAGGTCCACTTGGCCGCCTGGAAGCGGGTTTGCGCCGGCGTGGCTTGGGACTCCATGAGCTCCTGAATGACCTCCCAGGCCTTAGACGCGCCGGCAGTCTTTATGTCGGTGTCTCGGGTCAGCTCGATCGTCTCGCGGATCTGGGGAACGGCGATCAGGTCCTTGGCCGCCTTGGCCGGGTCCTCATAGCCTGCCTTGATAGCGGCGGCCTTGCCGTCCCCGCCGTTGGCGACATAGGCATCGGCGAAGGCGATCTCCTGCTCGGTAAGCGGGCGACGCTGGTGGGCGGGAAGGACAGGGCCCTTCCAATCATCTTTGGGTTTAGTCATTTGGTGGAGTGATAGATGGTCATGGCCTTGGCATACTTGGCAGCCGGGACGTTGGCGACCTGATACTTGTATCGGGCGAAGCCGGTCATGCCGAGGTTGAAGGCAAGCCAAGTCTCATGGGCGAAGGCCGGGCGGCCGATCTCGGCGGACAGGCGTGCGCGGATGTGGGTGATCCAAGTGCGGGCATACTCCCTTGCGACCCAATCGTTCGTTGCCTTGGTGAAGGGGTAGGTCGGCAGGTTGTCCGCCTTGCGCAGCTTGGTGGTGTCCTCCCATGCCGCCTTATGGAATTGAAACAGGCCCCTGGCCTTGCCTCCATCTCCGACGGCCTTGGGGTCCCCGCCTGACTCGATGCCTTCGATAGCGGCATACCAAGACTCGGGAACAGGATCGAGGGCCATCAGCTTAGTTGCCATCAGTAGGAGGAACAATCTCATGGTTCTTTGTGATGCGCTCGAGCTCGGTCTTGAGCCGAACGACCTCGGCAAGCAGCTCGACGGATTGAGTATGATAATCTCGGGCCATGGCACTGAGGCGCAAGGACTCGCGGTGGATCCAATCAAAGTGGTCCTTGCGGACCACGCGGTATTCTACTTCTGGGGTTTCCATTTGTTTTTAGAGAGAAGGGCGGCCCACCGGTCCTTCATGTCCTGAAGGATCAGCTTGACGTAATGTGCTTCGGCGATGGTCAGGCCTTGCTTCTTGAAGGGCTTTCCCTTGCCGCATTTGCCTCGTTTGCTCATGCGCTGGTCCGCTTTACGGAACGGTGGTGGGTGAGCCAGCCGTATCCTTGGACATAGGCGCTCACGATGTAGTTCGTCTCGCCCGGAAACTTCTCGATCCTGACGTTGTAAGAGTCCTCGTCGATCTTTGAAGCGACGTCCTCGATGAGATTGACGATGATGTTGTCGGCCCAAGCTTCAAAGCCAAGGCGGTCCACTTGGTCCTTCATGGCTGCTCTCCTTCCGTTGCGTCCAGCCATTCAACCAACAGCGGATCATTTATCTCACGCCATCGTCGGCGGAAAGCACCATTAGCCCGCTTGCGTGCAAGCTTCTCTCCGGCTTCCGTCAGTCGCTTGATCTTGATGCGCAGTTCGGCAATTTCTGCGTTTCGGCATGACACCATGAGACGCTTCTCCATCTCTAACCTTTTAATGTCGTCATTTAGGACGAGCATCCTTGCGTATTCGGTGATGCCTTGACTCATTGTTGGTTCCTCCCTTCGAGGAAGTCGCAACGAGCCTGGAGTTGCTGGTTGTCCTCCTTGACTCGATCGAGCTCAGCTTTGAGAGCGAGGTAGTCGGAGCTACGCACGAACTCATGTCGCTTATTGATGTGCGTGCCGCCGACCATGCCAAGCTGGCCGCCGATGTAGATGAACGTCTCGGCTACGAGCGCCTTCATCTCAGCCTTCATCATGGCGAGCGCAGCGTCTCGCTGCATCTCGGCATGGTTCAGGCGTAGGTGTAGGTTCGCGATCGTATCCTTGTCGGTGTGGGGTGATCCTTCTGGGTTATTACTCATGGGTGGGATTGCAAGGTTGAGGTTGTGTGCTTGTAAGTCAAGACAAGACGCAAGTGCCTGCCGAGCTGTCGTAAGTCCAGCCGTTCCAATTCGGCGGGCGATAGGCACCATGGTTAAGCTCGGCACCTTCCTCGTCGGAGGCGACCGGGCCGGTCGGAATGTCGAGCCACTTCTTATCCTTGCCGCCACGAGCAGCGCACGCGGTGATAACCTTGCCGAGAAGGAGATCGTCCACGAGGTGCTGGAACTCGCCTGGGCCGATTTGGCGGAGGACAGGCGGGAGCTCGTTGCGTCGGCGATAGAGGCCGGACTTGGCGTTCTTGCCTTCGATGGAATAGGGGTGGCCTTCGGAGGCAGCTCGCTCGATCGCAAGGGACAGCCAAGCGTGGCGTTCGCCTATGTTCACAGTCGAGAAGCCGTCGTGCTGGGTTACGTCGATGAGCAGGCCCGAGGCGGTTCGCAGGAGGGTTTTCTCTCCGTCGAACATCTCCGGATTGTTGGCCTTGACGACGGCGAGCTTCCACAGGACGCCGCGCTTAGGCGGCAGCCCCATGGTGGGCAGGCGTCGGTCGTAGTCGGAACAGTGCCAGATGCCAATGACGGAACGGAACGCGGCCGGCAGGGCCGAGGATCCTCGGATGCTTGCCTTCATGTCCTCGACGCCACGGATGGGCTCGTCTCCCTGCTTACGGATGTGGTGGGTCAGCATGAGGGCCGCACCGAGCTCGCCGCACACCTGAGAGGCGACGCGCACGAACTCATTGATCACAGTGGCGGAGTTTTCTTCGCCATGGAGCGTGCTGTTGAGCGTATCCACTATGACCAGGCTAAGGTTAGGCAGCCGCTTCAGCAGGGCAAAGAACTCGGCCCAGCGGCGGGAGGGTTTGGCTTCGCCGGTCTTAGGGTCCGTCTCGACGATGGCGAACGAGCCACCCGAGTTGATGGTCGGAAGGATGATGAGCTTATCGCCGGCCTTCTCTCGACGCTTCTCGGCGTCAATGTCATGGAGGCGGATGTGCAGCTCGTCCTTGTCGTCCTCGGTGGTGAGAATGACGACGGTTCCGCCCTTCAGGATCTTGCCGCCGCACCATTCGAGCTCATCCCCTTCGGTGAAGGAGGCGACCTTGATGGCGAGGTCCAGACACAGGAAGGTCTTACCAGCACCGCCTTCGGCGACCATGAGCTGATGCTTGCCGGCGAGGATCAGGCGGTCCACGAGGAACTGACGCTTTGGCTTCTCGGTCATGGACCAGCGATGCGCTGCCCAGATTTCGAGGCCTTCTCCATCGGCGACCATGGGCTTCATGGGCTCGGGGAACGGTCCGTGGTTGAGAATGTCGCGGTTCAC